AACATAGACGTTATCCATTACTTACCGCCAATCTGGACGTGCTGTAATGCGCCGTAGTCTTTCCAGTCCACAGTCCTGATCTGAATTGTGCGCGGATAGGCTGCAAGTAATTTTGTAGGCGTGTATGTGCCGTCCACCATTGTCTCGCTCGCTTCACCAGGCACTAAGTAATCGCCGATCTTGAAAGTCAATTCCGCTGAGCGGTCTGTGCCATCCGATGTAACAAACGGCACATAGACAATCGCTTTGTCCGAATCAAGCAAACCTGATTTTTTGGTGTTAGCGACCTTTTGGGCTTGCCACATCACTTCTGTCACCACCCTGCGTGTAAACACGTTTGCGGTGGTAGTTTTTGCGTACCAGGTCATTGTGTGCGGAAACTTAGACATCAAATCCTCTTATAGCGATAGCGGTTGAGAATATCCTTCTCGCTCATCAACAAAGTCCGTGCAGCGGATACGCCTTTGTCGGACTCACCCGATGATCCACCTGCTGTTTCGTAGGTTTCAGACCAGTCCCCGACACTCACCGACTGCAACCCTGACACAAAATCCTGTCGTCTCGCTTTCAGTTGCGCCTGATATAACCGTGCGGCCGATCGGTAACAAACACCCTTGACATCTTCAGGAATACTGGCATAGCCGTGGGTGTAAGCGATCTTGATGTTTCGAGCGCCAACTGTCCACACGCCATACTTGCGCCAGAGCACCCCGTTTTCAGCCAAAGCATAGTAAGTCGGGTCTAAGAGTACCCCATCCACTTCAACGCTTGTGATCGAAACAACAGGCAACTCAGGCAAAAACAATTTGGTTGATCCAGTGCCGTCAAGCTGGATAGTATCGTCTGAGACTTGCTCAATTTTCTGGTTGCAGTAATTTTGGATTACTGCGGTTGCCTCATCAATCGCCAGAAGTGCTTGCGCATCATCTGGTAATATTGTTGTGCCTAAAAAGGTATTGATGTCGTCAATTGAGCAAAATCCCATTCTTCACCTACTTCTTCGTAGTTTTCCGTCTTGTGGTCTTTTTCGGCAGAGCCTTATCTTCCACAGGCTCAACCATTTTGTCCTCGATCTCGGCAGCGTACTCTTTGCCAATCACCTTGTATCTCAGCCCTTGCTTGATAGCTTCAGACCGCCACATTTTGATGCCTTCGTACTCGCCAATCGGGACAATTACCATTACGTCTTTTTCAACCATAAAATACTTCCTCTCAAGGCAGGGGCAGCAACGCCCCTGCCCTAATCAATCAACTAAACCTAAGATGGGCTGCCGCTTGCGGCTGTTTCGATCTCAACAAAGGACTTTGGTTTCAGCACGCCGAAAGCTGCACGAGCCTCAGCAAGCACTGCAACCAGGTTGCGGATGAAGAAATCAGCATGGCTATCGCTTACGCTGATAGTGACCTGCTGGCGATCCCACATAACCGCCTGTTTCCAGTTGCCTAAATAAGCAGTACCAGCAGTGAGGTACTGTGACTCAACCACAGGAATACGCCACATGGATTGCTGATAAGGCAGGTACGGTGCGGCAGCAAAGAGAGCCAACTCAACCGCTTCCCAATCAGCAGGTGCAACCACAAATGCGGTAGGACTGGCTTCAAGACCGTTCGTAGCCAAATTGGTGATGGCTTTGCGAGCGGTAGTCAGAATGTTGGTGCTGAAGGTTTGAGTCAGAATGTCCGTAGTTTCAGCCAAACCGACAAAGTCGGGAGTGGCTTGCCCAAACAGGATGTTGGTTTCGATCTCATCCATGAGAGAGTCGCGCAATTCCTGGTCAATAATTCCGCGCAATTGAGCTGCGTCAGCCAGAGCGCGTTTGGTTACAGGAATCCATACTGCAACGGTTTCCACGGGTGTGGTAACTTTTTCAAAAGTCATTGTGCCTTCGGGCTTGTAACCACCGCCAGAGTTCAGGGTGACCTTGCTGGTGTAGACCAAAGGGCTGCCTGCAGCAGTTGTGGTCACAGTTGGGGCAGCAGCCGAAGTCGCTTCGGCGACACCAGCAGCCTGGGTAACTTGGGCGGTCTGGCGAACAAACTCAACCATATCGCTATTGGTACTACGGATGCTGATCAGGTCGCGCAATTTCAGCGGCTTGCGTCCCATAGGAACGTAAATGCCAGTGTCATCGTTCTGAATGAACGCACCAGCGGAGGTGTTGGAAAGGCCAGTGATGACGGCTTTCTTCTCAAACGGCATGTCGACCTGGAAAGCGGGGGAGTTCAAGCCCTTCGCACTCTCAGGAATGTGACCGTTAGGAGCAACCTGTTTCATCCAGGCTTTGAACGCTTTATTCTGAGCAAAGCGTTCACCCATACTGCCTTTTACTTCCTCTTGGGTTTCTTCTTCTTTGCCCTTTGCTGCGGCAGCCTGAAGTTCGGCGATCTTGCGTTCCAAAGCAACGTCATCAAGACCTTGTTTGGCTTCTTCTACCATGTTCATGGACTTGTTGCGCTCGTCCTCTGTCATAGGGCGACCCTCTACGAGAGCCTTTTCAACAATCTCACGGGCGTCGCCCAAAAGATTCATAAATTTTTCGTTATTCATTTTTTGCCTCCAAAGCAATTATTTCGATTAGTAATTTCATGTCAGCAGGATCAACGCCGCTCTCATTCCCGACTTCCTCGGTCTCTGATTCAGTTTTGACTTCCTGCTCCACTTCTGGCTCAGACTCTTCGCCCTCGCTCTTAATGGCTAAAGTTTGAGTGTCGTTCCCTGCACCAATAAATACAGGCGACACCTCGAAAGTTTTGAGTTTCTTCAACACTCGCACTGTCCGTCCGTCTTTCTTATCCTCGGATGAGTCAATGGTCTCGAATCCATACGACCACTCTTGTAACTCACCAAGATTTTTGACGGTTTTGTAGGTTTCAAGACCCGCTTCAGTGTCAAGAAAGAACTTGCCGTCCACCCAGGCTTTCTCTTCATCCTGGTGGACTTCACCGCGACCAACAGGCAGGTTTTCCCACGCATGTCCCCAGGAAGCAATCTTGACTTTCGCCCCTTCCTCAAACGCCCCTGGCAAGGTAACATCACCGTGCTTGTCGATTACATCAAACCAACTGAACACTGCCTTGAATTGACCAGTCTCATCGGCGTTTTCTTTGAACTCAAGTTCGGTTTCAAATGATTTCTTTTCCATTTTCATAATTATTCCTTTCACCTCAAAGGCGTGGTGTCTACAGGTTTTCTGACCCACATCACCTTGCATTTACAGTTGGCATTATCTTTAGCACTACCCTTGTAACTTCGTGGGTACTGCAGTCCGTTTGAAAACACTTCCCTTTTCTCAACAAACTCGCCATTCATCTTCTCGTGTTCTGGGCGGGGGTTGTTGCTTCTAACTGTCCAAATCTTCCCGATAACGGAATCAACCGCATCTGCAATTTTTGCTTCAACATAACTTTCCACCATCGCGCGGCGATCCTCAGCCAATTGCACCGCTCTTACCGCCAATGCTGACGCAAACACCTCTTTGATTGCGTCAACTGGGTTTTCACCCTGCATCGCCTTTGCGAGCTGGTCGTAGGTGCTGGCGTTGATATATTCAGCGGCAATCCTGGAGTTTTCCTGCAACCATTTTTCCATCCACTCGCGCTTGTACTCTGCGCCTAACTGCCCTGCAAAAGCATCAGCATAAGCCCAGGCAGTTTCTTCTGCGAGTTTCAAAAAGTCCTCAGCGACTTCCCTGTCCCAACGCTCTTTATCCCAAAGCACATCCAACTTGTCCATCTTCGCTTTTGGTAACACTGCGTCTCTCTGGCGCGTAAAAACGTTCACCATCAACTTGTGCCATTTCTCACCAAAGTCTTTGTCCAGGTCGGGATATTCTGGCATGATAGACTCAGCCGATGCCTTAGTCTCAATTATTGGCATTTCACTTTTGTTCTGTTGTTGTTGCATAACCATTTCAGGGGTTGCCATATTGAGAGGGGTAACTAGGGTGTCAGCCAGGGGGTTCTTCAAACGTGGAAGGTTCAGAATCGCACGACCTTCGTTTGGTGTCATGTAAGGAACGCCTACAGACTGCCGTAGTGACTCAAGCTGCATACTGAAATCAGACTGCAGTTTTTCGTCAATATTAAACTCGGTGTATGCGCCCTTCAAATCTTTGAACTCACTCAAATACTGCAAATCCCAATCGTCCTCAAGTCTGGCGCACATTGGACTAAGCACATCCATGTAAAGCGACTTGTGCAACTCGGTAATGTTCGAGAATGTGCTGCGATCCAAAATTCCGACCATTGGTGGAGGAATGTGATACGCTCTCGCACATTCTTCTCGGTTTAGTTTTCTGCTCTCGATATACTCTGTTTCTTTCGGACTGAAAGACATCGGTTTGAAAACCATGCCCTCTTCCAATAAAGCGGTCTTGCCACTATTGTCTTCACCTGCATACATTTCCTGCCATTGCTGACGGAAGTTGCGTGCTGCTGCCTCGCTCATTTCCTTCGCTTCAAGCGGTCTTTCAATCACGCCCGAAATACGAGCGGCGTTCTTCCAAAAGCCAGAACTGTACTTTGATTTTTCCCATTCTTCAGCCAGGACTTCGCGCAAGCCTTCGAGCGGTGATACGCCTATAGTCGAGTTTTCAGGGTTGTAAAATCGAAAATGGATAATATCTTCTGGCTTGTACTCTTTCTCGATATAGCCAATTTTGTATTTCGTAGGAACTAACTCACCCTTGACACTCATAAGCATATAAGGCACACGCTGAAGCGCGATTATCTCACCATCGCCGTTTCTGTGTTTGAGTAGATAACCATTACCGCTGATCAGCATATCTGCAACTGCCGATTCAACCAGTTGGAACTGTGTCACCTTAAACTTTGTCGGCAGCGGTTGTTTCAGAACTTGTACCGCCCTGTGGTCTCGCACCCGCTCTCTGTCGTTATCTTCTTTTCGCGTGTAAACGTGCAAGCCCAAATGAGCGATATTGCGAGCCAGGAAATCAACGCAAATCCTCACGTTCATGTGATTCCTGTACATCGCCAAATAATCGAAGTTGTAATCGGATCGCACCGATGAAAGCGTGATGTTGTTTGCGTTTGTCCACCAATTCGCTGGCATCGTTATTAGGTTAGTTTCTGAAATAATCGTTGTCATGAGACCGCCTGTATAAATTCGATTTCTTTGATGAAGATGATTGTTTCACCATCCAGTTTTTTCGCCCCATCAGGCGACAACCACTCCGCATTTTTGAGAACTATGCAGTCGTTTGTTTTCTTCCAAACAACCCCTCTGAAGTCCTTGCCAAATTTTGTATTTACAATAACTGGTCTCAATTCTGCAAACCATCCGAACAGGCTCATAACACCACCAATCCACGCCGTTCATACACGGAATCTTTACGCCCTACAGAATTTCTAATTGCCCTATCGGTTGCCATGATTGCCGCAACCACGCCGTCAATCTTCTGCCTGCTTTTCTTCTTGTCTGGCTTGATATTCCCAGCAGGGTCAGTCGTAACCATAACGTTATCTGCCATCCAACGCATTACGGGGTGGTTTCCATGTCTCACCCTGCCTTGCAAAATCAGTCGCTCAACTTCTTTTGTAGGCGGCGACATGCTCACATAGCCCTGACCAAATCCAACCAGCGTAAAGCCCATATTAGTTAATGTCTGTGAAATCTGCGCTGCGCCCCAACGGTCAAAAGCAATTTCTTTGATGTTGTAAAGTTCGCCCAAACGCTCGATTTCTGCAATGATGTACTCGTAATCAATCACGTTTCCAGGCGTTGCAATCAAATAACCCTGGTCAGCCCAAGCCCTGTAAATGTCGCGGTCAATGAAACCTGGGTCGGTCAACTTTGACTCTGGACAGAACAAGGTCGGAAGCCAGGTGTGCAATTCCTCTTCACCGCTTTCATTCGGGAAATCCAGTACAAAAGCCGCAATGTCAGATACTGTCGCAAGGTCAAGACCGCCATAACATTCTGCGCCTTCTAGTAGTCTCATATCAATTGGCTGCTCACCGCACTTGTCCCACGTCTGCATATCAAGCCAGCGAGTTTCCTGCGAAGTCCACATGTTGAGATACAAACGCTTGAAAGTGTTTTGAAATTGCGGACTTGAAAGAGCCTTCTCATAATTCTTCCGCAAATAATCAATCTTGATTGAGTGCCCCAGGCTCGGATTGGCTTTCTTCCATGTTTCTTCGCTCGTCCAATCATCTTCTGGCGATGCTTCGTAGATAACAGGGTAAAACCAGTCTCGTTGGACTATGCCCTCAGCCACTTGCTTTGCCATCGAATAAATCTCATAACAGATTGATTCACGGTCATAACCTGCCGTGCTGAAAGAAATCAACAGCGGTTGGCGGCGTGCGCCAAAACTGGTCTGGACAACATCGTAAAGGTCTCGGTTTTTCTGCGCATGTAACTCATCAAAAAGCGCGGCGTGTAAGTTGCCGCCATGCTTAGTGCCAGCATCCGATGAAACAACTTTATAAACCGAAGCCCCCTGCTTAGCAACAATCGCATTGCGATAAGCACTAACCAACTCATCCAGCGCGGCGTTTTGCTTTACCATAAAACGAGCCGTGTCAAAAATAGCCCGTGCCTGGTCTCGGTCTGCTGCCACAGAAATTAGTTCTGCACCAGGCTCATTGTCCACAATCAGCAGATAAAGCGCTATGGCAGCCCCAAGCGGGCTTTTGCCATTTTTCCGTGCCACAAATACAAACGCTTCTCTGTAACGCCGATAGCCAGTTTCTTTTTCTTTCCAGCCGAAAAGGTTGCGCACAAATTCCTTTTCCCACTCCAAAAGCAAAAAAGGCTTGCCGCCTAACTCCCCTTTGACATGGGTAATGTAATTTTCAATAAAGTCGACTGCAACCTGCCCAGCCACAGGGTCAAATTCGTACTTATTAAGGTCGCAATTCCAGGGATCGTACTTTTTCACTCGATCACTTCTTCCAATATCGGCAAGCGGTAATGTGCAATCCGCTTTTCTGCAATCTCGACATACTCAGGCTCGCGCTCAATGCCGATAAACTCGCGCCCTTCCAACTCGCAAGCAATG